TAACCTACTTACATCAGAACAAACTTATGAAATACCATTTGCTGCAACACCAACAACCGTTGTTAATGGAGCAGATAATTTCATTATTCCTGCTGTTTATAGGGAATTGAATAACCAATTACAACCCTATTCAAACAAACCACACCTGTTCTTTTGGACTGGTAATAGATTTGCCTATAAGGATAAGTTTAAACAAGCACAAGGGACTTGGTACTTATCATCAGGTTCAACCCAAATACAACAGACAACTTACCCTTGTGTATCACACTTGAGTTCATTGGATATTCTTGTACCTGACTTGGTGAGTGATTTAAACTTCCAATCAACATTTGATTTCTTTGGAAACTATAATAACCTACCGGTCCAATTCACACAATATAATCTATTCAATACCTTTTGGGAGGATTATGTTGATGATAACTATTCAAATGAAACAAGAAGATTGACTGGTAGATTCTTACTTCGTCCATTGGATATCTACGATACAAAACTAACAGATAAGATATTTGTTAAGGATAGTTTTTATAGGATTGAAAGAATAAATGAGGCTGATTTAACACAAACTAAACTAACAGAATGTTCCTTGATTAAAGAAAGGGGTGGATATTACAAGGTTGAACCACCAGCACCCTTCTACGCAATATCAGGAAACACACCATATCCTGGTTTATTAAGTGCTTATACCCTTACTTGTTATACAGGAACAACACAACAACCAGTATGTTTGGGAACAGCACCAACAGCAGTTCTAACCACATTTGGGGTATCAGGATTATCAAATCTTCAACAGGTTTATTTTGATACAGGAACAGAATACAGACCCGTTAATCTTGGAACATTCATCAGATATACAGCAGATACAAATAGTTATGTTGTAATAAATAACATAGGGGAAATCCTTGAACAAACTTGTTAAGACAATGGCAGAAAAAACAATTGGTATAAGAATACAACTTAATGGATTGAATACAGTAATCACTGATATTCAAACATTAGAAAATGAAATAAGAAAAGCGAAAGAAGATTTAAAACAGGTTGAAATTGGTGGTCCAATATTTAAACAACTTGCAAAAGAAATCAGTCAGGCTGAAACAAAACTGATGGGATTACAAGATGCGGCAAGGGGTATATCCAAAGAAAAAACCCTTGAAGGATTTGGTAAGTTAGGTGCTGGTATTTCATCATCATTTGCCGCAGCCACTGCCGCAGTATCTTTGTTTGGTAAAGAAAGTGAATCAGTTCAAAAGGCGGCAATCCAAGCCCAAAACTTATTAACAATCGCATTATCAATTCGTGGTATTGCAGAGGTAAAGACAGGGGCACAGATTGTAGCAAAGACAATTGCTGAAAAGGCATCAACAGCCGCAACACTCGCAACCAATGGAGCCACAAAGGCATTATACACCACCCTTGCTGCCAATCCTTATGGAGCAATTCTTGCTGCGGTAGGATTATTGATTACCGCATATCTAACATTAACCACTGCAACCTATGACGCTGAAGAAGCACAGAACTCATACAATAAGGTATTGGAAGATACCCTGTATGGTTATGATATAGAAAGAGCAACGATAGAAGCCAATGCTGCTATCAAAATAAAAAACGCAGAATTGGAAGGTAAGTCAATTACGGAAATAGCAGCAATTAAGAAACAAGCAAACTTGGATACCATAGCCCTTATTGATAGGGAGGTTGATGATTTGGTTAGATTGCGTATTGAAAGACAAAAAGAAATCAGTGCTAATATCAAAGATGAAAAGGAAAGAAAAGCGGCAATAAAAAAATTAAATGAAGATTTTACCAAAGAAGGTAGAAGGTTGGGACTTGAAAGTTTCAAATTGGAACAACAACTTAAATTGGATGAAATTGACTTACAAATTCAATTAAAGAATAATACCCAAAAAACAACAGAAGCAAGAAAGAAATATATTGAAACACTATTAACTGAACTTGAAGTAAGTTCAAAGTTGGTGGTTCAGAATATAAACTTGACTGATGTTGATAATAAGATATTAGATTCATTACAAAAGAAAGTTGAAGCAGCAAAATCTTATGCCAATGAATTAGACAGATTAAAGACATTTACACAACTATACAAAGAAGAATTAAATGACTTAAATCCAGTTCAGGATAGTTTGGGTGATATATTCAATTATGTTAAAGGAACAGGTGAAAACTTAATTGATTCATTGGATGGTTTGGTTTATAGTGCTGCACAATCAAAAGAAGCATTACAGGATTTTGATGATGGTATCAAAATATTATCACAAGGATTAAATGAAACAGACCAACAACTATTGTTGGACTTTGCGAGCAACTACAAAGAGTTATTCACAACCTTTCAAATGTTACAAAAATTCAGTGGAAAACCATTAGGGTTTAAGATTGATGATTTTCAAAAGGTTGTAACTGATTTGAACTTATTGAGTGGTAAAATAACTGAAGACCCATACAAAAGAAGTGCTGAAGAAATAGTTGTTGCCAAGGTTACAGCACAAGAAAGATATAATATCTTAAAGAAATCATTTAATGATGAATATATTGTCTATCTTGAAGCACAAGAAAGAAAAAAAGGTTTAAGTGAAAAAGAAATTGCTGATTCAAGAGTTAGGCTTGAAGCAATATCTACAGCGACTTTTGAATCACTTACAGGTGTTGGGGATAACTTATTAAAGTTTGAACAGGGTGTTGTTCTTACATCAAAAAAGGTTATTGAATTAAACAAACAACTACAAGCATTAGCACCAGCAGCAAGGGCAGGATTTATAGTTCAAAACGCTGATGAGATTGCCGCTCAATACGGAGTAACAATTCCATTGGTTTTAAGAAATGAAAAAGAGTTATCAAACTTACAAGGTGAAATAGCCAAGAAAACCTTTGATGAAAAGAAGAAATATGCTGAAGCAATAAACATCCTTCAAGCGGATTTATTGGCACAGGGTATTGATATTGAAAGTTTAAGTTATGAACAAAAGTTATTATTACTTGAAAAGTTCTTGGGTAAATCAGTGGCTGCAACAACCAAAGCGGCAGAAGATACAAAGAAAGCGACAAAAACAACTGTAGATGCAATTTCAGAAGGATTAGAACAATTCAGTATGTTGGTTGGAAGAACAGCATCATTGGTGGCACAATCATACGCATTTCAATTACAACAACTTGAAAAGACAAGTAAAGACGCATTATCAAAAGTGACTGGTGATACAGAAGAAGCCAACAAGAAAAGGTTGGAATTGGAATCACAATACCAAAAGGAAAAAGCACAGATTGAAAAAGCAGCATTGATTAAGTCATTACAATTCCAATTGGTTCAGGCTATTGTTGATACCGCACAGGCTGTTACGGCTAACTTGGAAGTCCCACCATTGGCAATCGCTGTTGGTATATTGGGAGCAATACAAGTTGCCTTAATTGGACAACAACTTAACGCAGCACAAGCACTTGCTGGTGGTGGTAGAATTAGAATGGGTGCAGGTGGAATGGTAATGGGTCCATCACATGAAAATGGTGGGGTTTCCTTTGCTTCTGGTGGAGTTAATCTTGAAGGCGGGGAAAGTGTTATCAACAGACAGAGTTCAATGAACTACGGTGGTTTATTATCATCCATAAATCAAATGGGTGGTGGACAACCACTGGTGAATAACCCATCAAACTCATTAAGTGAAGAAAGATTGGTTCAAGCAATTGCCAAATCAAGACAGGAACCAATTAGAGCGTATGTTATGAATAGTGAAATAACAAACGGACAAGCGATAAACAGAAGGTTGGAACAATTATCCACCATATAATTTAATGATATTTATAGATAATGATTAAAATAATTGATTTAGATATTGAAGGTTCTTTAACAGGGGATACAAGGGTTGAGGAAATAGCACTGGTTCAAATGCCAGCAATAGAACAGAATTTCATATATTTCACACAACAGGACTTTGTTGATTCAATTACAGATTATCCACAATACATTACCGATACTGCAATTAGAGCAAAGAAATGGGTAGATGAAAATGGATATGGTAGTTGCATGACCCCCGTTGGGAAACAAAGATTAAACCAATTAGCCAACAGGGAACCATTGTCTTTATTGACCTTGAAGAGAATGAAAGCATTTGGTTCAAGACATAAGAAAGATTGGGAAGCATCTAAATCATTTGAAGATGGATGTGGATATCTTGCACTTGCATCGTGGGGATTTGAACCATCAACTTATGAACAGGTTATGAACTATTTGGATAGGGTAATAACCCGTGAAGAAATGGCAACAGTAGGACCAAGAGGTGGGATTAACCCATCAAAGAAGGCACCAAAGTCAAACACACCAAATAAGAACCCACAAGGTGAAGGTTCAGCAAAGGGTGATGCATCATCAACTCGTGGAGCAGAAGTATCCAAAGCGGTAGAAGAAATACTACAAAACAAGAGTGATGACTTTAATGAAAAATACAAAGACAAACTTGGATATGGTGTAAATCTTGGTATGTTAAAATCAGTTTATCAAAGGGGAGTTGGAGCATACAATGTATCCCATTCACCAGCAGTTAAGAGTAGTCAACAATGGGCTCTTGCCCGTGTTAATGCGTTCTTATACATAGTTAAGAATGGTAGACCCCAAAATCCAAAGTATACCACAGATTATGACTTACTACCAACGAAACACCCAAAGAAACAGGATAATATGGATGTTGATGTATCTAATCTACCACCTTACAACAGTTATCCAACAGGTGATACCAAGAATGATATGTTGATAAAACCAGTATTGTTTGTTGAAAGAAATCCTGGTGAAGATAGAAGTGATTACATTAACAGATGTACTGAATACCTAATTACCAATGAAGGTAAATCACCCGAACAAGCCTATGCCATTTGTAATTCAGAAGCAGATGAATACTCCATCGGACAAAATGTCAGTTTTGATTATGATGATACATTAAACACACCAAGAGGTAGGGGACTTGCATTGTATGAATTACAATCAGGTTCAAATGTGTATATCATTTCAGCAAGGGGTAATAAAGAAACAATGTATCCAATCGCAGATGAACTTGGAATACCCCATAGTAAGGTATTTGCAACAGGTTCAAATAGATTGAAGATACAAAAGATTAAGGAGTTAAGAATTGATAAACACTATGATAACAATGAAGATGTAATTGATTCATTGGGTTCAGTTGGTATTCAATTTATGTGTCCTTGTTTGGATGAGTTTGCTGAAGATGTTAATCTTGATGTATATGGTTATATGACAAAGTATTTCCAAATATGTCCTGGAGCACAGAAAACATTTAAAGATTTAACATCAATTGATAATGATGAAGATACCATTGGTATGATTAGAAGTGCGGCTGTTGTTGCAGATTCAATCTTTAAAATTGAAGATGATGTTATTAAATCAAAAAGTGCGACACAATCACAATTACAAGAAGCAATTGTATTAGTAGATGATTTCAAAGATATAATCAATGAAATTAGTAAGATTACAGGTGTAATACACGATGTATCATATATGGACAATCATATTAGAACAATCGGTTCTTATATCACAAAAGGACAAGATTTTACAATGATTGGATTCATTGATGGTGAACCAGTATTCACAACACCTGAAGAAGCCGAATTATATGGTCAATCGGAACACGGATGTTCAGGACATCATAAACACCAAGATGAAGATGGTAATACCGTTTATATGGGTTGTGAAATGCACCCTGAAAAGATGGAACAGGACTTTGGTGTTGATGAGTATTCACCAGAAGAAATTGAGGTTGTTAGAAACCTTTATTTCCTTAAAGAAAATGACTATGAAAAGTTTGAAGCGGTCATTGGTTCTATGAGGGGAGCAACAGAAACAGAAATAAAAAGAAGAAACCACAGAACCCCAACAATATATTTCCAATATCAAAGGGTATTATCGGGTTCACCTGATAGGGATTTCTGCACATCAATTGAAAACAGATATTTCCGTAGATTGGAAATAGATTTATTAAGGGATACCAACACAGAGTTTGGACACGAAAGACAACCATATTCAAAGTGGTTGTATAAGGGTGGTCCTAATTGTGTTCATGCTTGGCACAAATACTTGGTTCAAGGTAATGTAATATCAGACCAAGGCATGGCACCAGGAACACCTGGTATTCCACCAAAACAATTACCAAACAATGGTTACTACTCACCTGAAACAAAAAGAAAGAGTGAGGTGGCATACATCATATCACAACAGGGAATGTCCAAGATGGGATTTAAATCTGATGATGAAAAAAGAATGGTGTATTCTCCACTAATGATACCTAATATTCTAATACCAAGATTGGATGATAACAATGAAAAGTATTTTGTTAGATTCACACCACAGGTAATTGAGAAAATCCAAAATCTTTATATGATTGAAAAGAGATTGGATAAGACAAACTATGAACACACTGAAAACAAAATGGAAAGTGTTGTAATGGTTGAGAGTTGGATTGTATCAGGGGAATCAGACAAAGCCTATGAATTAGGTTTTACAAAAGATAATGTACCAATGGGAACTTGGATGGCAGGTTTCAAAGTATTGGACACAGAAGAAGGAGATTACATTTGGAATGAATTTATCAAGAAGGGTAAAGTAAAAGGGTTTAGTGTTGAAGGAAACTTTATCATGAACTTTTCTGCTCAAAATAATGATGAATATTTATTACAAGAAATCATAAACATAATAAAACAAATAAACGATTAAAATTATGAACGCAGCACAAGCAATTGATAATATCGTAAAAATGTTAGGATTACAATTTAAGAAAGAGACCTTTAAATCTACTTTCCTTGTTGATGGAACCACAGAGGTAACAAACAACATGGAAGATGATTTTCAACCAGGTCAAAGCCTTTATATTGTAAAAGAATCCACACTTGCACCAGCACCCGAAGGTTCACACGAAACAAGAGAAGGTGTTGTTATAACCCTTGATTCAGAATCAGTTATTATTTCCGTATCCCAAAAAGATGGTGGTAATGATGCAGAGGTTGAACAGGAAGCAGGTAAAATGATGGACTACACGGAAGCAAAAGATTCACAAGGTAATACTTTGGAATCAACAACTTTTGATGTTGGTGAAGATGTATTCTTGGTTAAGGAAGATGGTAGTAAAGAACCAGCACCTAACGGAGAACATCAAGTAACCTTAAAGGACACCAGTGGGGACGAAGTGAAAATCAGGATTCAAGTTTTAGATGGTAAAATTACTCAAAGAGAAAATGTTGAGGAAATGATGAAACCAGAAGAAATGAATACTGACTTTTCAAAAGACATTGAAGATATCAAATTATCAATTAACAACCTACTTGAATTGGTTGGTTCTATGAACGGAAAATTCAAAACAGAGTTAAACTCATTAAAAACCGATTTTGATACATTCAAAAAGTCACCAGAAAGAAAAGCAGTAGAAGAAAAGAAATCTTATACTCAATCATTTTCTGATTACAAATTGGATATAATTAAATCATTAAGAAAATAAACTAAAAAACTAAAAATTAAAAAAATGGAAAATAAGAAAAAATTGTCATTTAACTATGACTTAACAAATCTTCCAACCTTCAATTCATACGGTTCTGATATGTTGATTAAAGCAATCTTGGGATTGACTTTACCAAGATACGCATCATTAAGAATTAACTTGAAAGGAACAACTGAAAAAGTTGGTTTCGTAACTAACGATGTAATCCTTCAAGATATGAGTTGTGGTTTTGACCCAACAGGTGCAACAACACAAAACCTTGTAACTGTGGACCTATGTAACAAAAAGGTTAACCAACAATTGTGTCCGTTAGCGTATTAAATTAAGCGGACATTAAATCGGGTGAATTGCTGGAAACTCTGGAGACAGACAATCAGCAGCCAAATCTACGAAGTGAATAAAAGTAGTAGAGAGGTTCAACGACTAACAGGTGAGTATCACATACAATAACCCTGACACGAGCGCCCGACACCGATAAAAAGGTGATGATATAGTCTAATCACTACGAATAATCGTAAAAAAATGTAGTGAAGGTAAGGATAAAGAGCCATACCGATAATAAAAATGACGATTTGTACGATACATACTTGAGTCAATCATTAACGAATGCAAACTTTCAGGAATCAGTTCCTTTTGAAGAGGTTATCTTAACAGATATTTCAAACAGAATTGCTAACCAAGTTGAAAAACAATTGTGGAATAACACAACTGCAACAGGTGCAACAATCTACAACAATGCTTGTTTCAATGGTGTTGGAGCGTTGATTACATCAGGTAATGGTGCAACTCAAATCGCTTATTCAGCAGCAACATCTTCAAATGGTCTTGATGTCTTTACACGAATCTACGAAAGCATTCCTTCAAATGTATTACATTTGGATGACTTGGTTATTTACACCTCATACGCTAACTATAGGGGTCTCGTAAGTTCCATGAGGAACAGTAGTTTTGTGAATTTATTCACATTGGATTCTGCAGGTGCCGCTGAAGGTGCCGAGTGGTCATTGATGCTACCTGCTACGAATGTTAAGGTTATCCCAACTGTAGGTTTGGATGGTATTTCTGCATACTACGCAGGTCCTGCATCTTACTACATGTTTGGAATGAATTCAGAAATCATGACTGTTCGTAGTATCTACGACCCGTTTGAAAACATAGTGAAAATCCAAGCAGGTGTTACCTATGGATTGGGTGTGTTTGATGTAGCGTCTTTCTGCGTTTGTAAATAATCATTAGTGTCTGTTTGGTTGTTCAATTAGAGCAACCAAACAACACATAAATAAATCAAAAAAAAACTAAAATAATAAAATTATGGCAGCATGTTATTTAAATTCTGGCTATACTCTTGATTGCAGAACGAACTCCTCTGGCGGAATCAAAACCGCTTGGTTGCTTGGAGGTTCAGGAAATACAATTTCAGGTTATACTGTTACTAATTCAGAAGTATCTGCAATTGGTGGAACAGGAACTTGGTTCAAATTCCAATTACCAAAACAAGCAGGTTCTTTGAGTGAAACACTTGGAATCAATACAACAAGTCAAAGTATCACATTCCAACCAGAAATCGTGATAAACTTACCTAAATTACAAACATCTTTAAGAGATACATTTGTAGATTTGGCAAGTCAAAATTCAATCACAGCGTTGATTGAAGACAACAACAACAACTATTGGTTAGTTGGATTAGACAATGGTCTATTAGTTACTGCAGGTTCTTTGAACACAGGTCAGGCTTACACCGACTTGAACGGAGCAACAGCAATTACAATGACTGGTGGGGAACCAACCTCAATCAGACAGGTAGCAGTATCAACTACTATCCAAGCAGTATTTACTGCAGGTGGATTCACATTCCAATCTTAATTAAAACCTTGAAATATGGGGGGTTAAACACTCCCCATTTTCATAAGCCGATATTATATTTATCATATATGAAATTACGACCATACCAAGCACCAAGAAGACAACCGAAAATCAATGATATGTTATATCCACCAGGTTCAAGACAACCTGGTAATGTATGGGTTGGTGCTGTTGTTATGAATGTCCCTGAACCTTCAGGTGGACCAGCGGTTAGTCCAACACCAACACCGACAACAACAATCACGCCGACACCAAGTGTCACCCCAACCAATACGGTTACCCCAACAAGTACTTTAACACCTACACCAACGAATACACAGACGCCAACTAATACACAGACGCCAACTAATACACAGACACCTACAAATACGCAGACACCAACCAACACACAGACACCTACTAATACGCCTACAAGTAGTTTAACACCTACACCTACACCAAGTTCAAGTCCAATTCCATCAGGAACAACAGAAGCAAGAACTTATCTTAATGCTGTTGTTACCGCAGGTGGAACTTTAAGTCCAACAATATCAGCAGCAACAACAACCTTATTTACTTCATTAGTATCTAATTCATTATGGGATAAAGTTATTACTATGTATCCTATGATTGGTGGAACCGCCAGTTCACACGCAGTTATGGGTAAAACAACAGGTGTTAAAACAATCACTTGGGTTGGTGGAGTTACTCACGGAGTATCAGGAGCAACAGGTAATGGTGTAAATGGTTATGGTAATACAAACTTCCAATTTAATTCTTCATCAGGTTATTCACAAAACGACATACACTACGGAATATATGTAACCGTTGATGGTGGTGGAAGTAATACTTATGATTTTGGTTCCCACACCAGCACCCTGGCAGATACTGGTATGTATGATTTGGCAGCAAGGAGAAGTAGTGGTTCAGCAATATTTGATTCACCATACGCCGCAGGTGCCACAAGAATAACTGTTACGACAGCAAACGCAAGGGGTTTATTGCTTGGGGTTCGTAGAGCAAGTACTGACCGAGAATTGTATAAAAATGGTTCTTCAATTGGAACTAACACAAACACAAATAATGACGCATTAAATAATTATGCCCCATACATATTAGCACAAAATCCTGGTAATGACCCTGGTCAAGAATTCTATTCAAATAACACGATTGGATTTGTTATTACGGGATTTGCGTTAAGTGATACAGAAGCATCTACATTATCAACAATCATAAATACATTTATGACATCATTAAACAGAAACACATATTAAGAATTATGAAAGTAGTATTATTAACAGATGACGAAAAAAATAGTTTAGTTGGTGAATTAGTTCAACCAGACTGGTATTTTAATCCTGTATTAGATTGTAATGTAAATTGGGTTATATCAACACAAGAGGTTGATAATTCAATTTATCCACAACACGATTGGATTAAATCAATGCCTTTAATTGATTGGTGTGAACCAATACCACCAATATCAGGTTCAACGATGAACTAATCTATGTATAGAATAAATGATATCGCATTTGATGAATATAAGGTAGTGAGTGTTGAATTGGAATTGGATAGTTGTGATTTAATTATGAAGGTTAAATTCACAAAAGATGATGACAGAATAACAAAAGAAAAATCTTATAGATTCAAAACAAATTGTGATGTTAATATAAATAAATTGATTGAAGAGTTAAAAGGTATAATAAATGAGTAAGGTATTTCATAGAAAACAATTTAGTAATTATCTTGGTGAACAAAGAGCCATAGATGATATCATTGCTCAATTCATACCAAATCCATCACCAACACCTTCACCAAGTCCATTACCTGTAACACCTACGCCAACACCTACCAAAACACCTACACCTACACCTACACCAAGTATTACTCCAACTTTAACAAGTACGCCAACTTTAACGCCTACAAATACACCAACACAAACGGTTACTCCAAGTATTACACCAACAAGAACCCCTACAAAAACACCTACACAAACACCTACGAACACTCCAACTCCAAGTCAAACACCAGCATTAAGGAAAACAGAATTGTATATTAATACTCAAGTTCCTTGTAATGATATTGTTTCGGGTAGTACAAATGTAATAATTGCACAAGGAACTCCTGTTCCAATGTTACCTGACCCATTGGTTAGTTATGCTGGTTATGGATGTTATGGAAATGTGCCAATACCTTATCCAGGTTTAACATATACCTTTACAATACAATTAGACCCTAATTGGACAATAGCAGATATTGGAGCACCATACGGATATTTTGATGAAATAAGATATAATGTTATTAGTGGTTCAGCACCTTTTTGGAATTGTAATATTGAATATTATTATGAAGGTAATTTACAATATACATTAGGTGGTGAAAATATCCAATATGGTAGTAGATTCACTATATGTCCTGTTGATATTATATTTTCAACAGATGTAATATTCTTCCTTACAAAAATAAGAGCCCTTGCTACTGAAAATAATGTTGTTATATCCACAGAAGATAATAATGATATTTGGATAAATGGTTGTGCACCAATAACACCTTAAAATAAAAAAATTAAAAATTAAAAACACAAAAATAATATGTCAGTTTTAATATCAACTCTACCTTCTTATACAGGCACCGCTTCCGATTTAAGATGGTTTATAATGAATAACAGCGGTGAAACAACAACCTTTAAGTATAGTGGATATACAAGTCCATTTATATCTACTGGAACAACAAATAAAGTAGTTCAACCATTAGAGGATAAAGCGTTATTACAAATTGGTAGTGGAAACACCTTTAATGATTATAGTGGTTCTAATGTAAAAAATGCTGTAGCAATAGGTAATAGAAACAAAGTGGATGGTGTTGCTGATACACCACAACTTTTTATTGGTAATGATTTAGATAGTCAACAATTCGGTTCATACGCATTACACATAGGAAGCGGACACTACGCATCAGGTTCTTACAATTTAAGTATTGGTGATAATAGTTTTGAAATGAACGGGAGTTTTGGTTTAATAATAGGCAGTGGAAATGGTGGTAGTCAACAACACAAACAATGGGGTACATTTGGATTTAATTTAGGACAATCATGCCAAATACAAGGTATAGATGGTGCGTTTATTTATGGTAAAAACCATACAATATCAGGTGGTCAGTGGGGTGGTATATTTGGTGGTATTGGTAATAGTATTAGTTCAGGAAACTATAATTCTATTCTTGGAGGAGAAAGTAATAGTATTACAGGTGGAACACATCAAGTAATGTTAGGTTGTTCTGGTAGAACAGCAACAAGAAGCACAGCAACATTTGTGGAAAACTTGGTTGTATTTAACTACGCAGCATTAGATTTCGCTAATGATACTGCCGCAGCAGCAGGTGGTGTTGTATTGGGACAGGTGTATCACCACAATGGTGATTTAAGAATTAGAATAGTGTAAAAACAAAACAGAAATGATAATACTAAACGAAGGTTATAACAATATGAACGCAACTTGTTCAAGGAATAAATCCTTGACTGGTTCTGTTTCTTATCTTTTCGCATTTAAACATAAACTTTCTCAAGAGGTTTGGCGTGTGGTTCCTTTTAGAATCCCACCAAGTGTTGGATATGCACCAGGTTATGATTTGTTTAGTATTAATATCAACCCGAATATTCCTGAAACAGGATTAACGGGAGCCACAACAACAGGACAAACAAATGTTCACTTAATTGAAGGTGAGTATTACATTAAAGTGTATGAACAGTCCAGTGCTTTATCAGGAAACACCAATCCAAATCTTGCTTATGATGTTGTTTATGAAACCATTGGTAGAGTTAATTACTCTGCATCAACTGCTCCTATCACATATTCAGGAACAACAGATATTTATAAGATATACGAAGGATGATTAACATTGAAAAACTAAACTTTGGAACCAATACCATTACCTCATTTAGGGAGGTTATCAACAAAAATGAACCATTTGTAAGATTTGGTGTGGATAACTTATTTCCTGAAGAGTTGTATATGCTTCTTGATGCAAGTCCAATCCATAACTCTGCAATTAGAGCAAGGGTTGATAACTGTGTTGGTTCAGGTTATGTAAATGATTATAAAACCAATTCTAAACAATACCTTAATGATATATCAAAACAGATGTTCTTTGAGTTCATTGTTACAGGTAATCTGTTCTTGGAGGTTGTATGGAGAAAAGATAGAAGTGAAGGTTTGGCAGGTTTTTATGTAATTCCAACAAAGTACATGAGGGTTCACAAACCTGAAGAAATGGGAGCACCAGCAACCAAGTATCTTTATTGTCGTGATTGGGCAACCTATAGAAAGGGAACCCCGATTATTGAGTTCAGTGAATTTGACCCAATGAACTACACAGATAGACAAATCATTCATATCCGTAATTATGGACCTCAATCAGAATATTATGGTGTTCCGTCTTATCTTGCCTGTATCAATGATATCAAGTTAAACCACGAAATAACGGTGTATAACCTA